CCACTCGAGGCCACCGTGCCACCGATCCGTCGTTGCGCCTGGCGCGCGAGACTGCCGGCGGACGCTAGGACGCCAGCCAGGGCGATCTGGATCTGTTTGGTGACCGTCAGACTGCCCGTCGGGGTGACGGCACCGACGAGACGGCGACTGACGGCCTGCGCGAGGCCGCCCGTCGATGAGATGGCGCCCGTGACGCTGCGCGCCGCCGTCCGCGCGAGTATGCCACTGGAGGCCAGGGTGCCACCGAGGGCGCGTTGCGCTTGGCGCGCCAGACTGCCGGCTGAGGCCAGGGTGCCAGCGACAGCAATCTGGATCTGCTTGGTGATCGTCGCGCTCCCCGTCGGGGTGAGAGCACCCACGAGACGGCGGCTGACGGCCTGCGCGAGGCCGCCCACACTGGTGAGTGAGCCCGCGAGGCCCTTCTGCGCGGATCGGATTATGGCGGCTGAGGGGGCCAGGACGCCTCCGCGCAGCAGATCCGCGCGTCGGATGAGCGCCCCGGCTGACGTGATCGTGCCAGCCAGGGCCACGGTCAGGGCGCGCACGAGATCGAGGGCGCCGGCCATGGTGAGCGTGCCGCCGACGGTGCGTTGCGGTTGGCGGCGGATCGAGCCCGCACTGGTGAGCGAAGCCGCCAAGCCCTTCTGGGCGGATCGGAGGACGGCGGCTGAGGGCGTCAGAGTCGCCGAGAAGCGTCGCGACGCGTCTTTCAGCAGCGCACCGGAGGAGCTGAGTGTACCGGCGACCGACACCGTGAACGATCCGCCACCGACCACCTTCGCCCGTCGGGTGGTCCCACGCCGGTACCGAATCGGCGGATTGACGCCGGTGACGATGGTGCCGTTGGCCGTCCAGTTGCTTTGCAACGGCCCGTAGTCTCTGGCATCACTGGCACTCCAGCAGGGGGTCCAGCGATTCAGATTCGCGCGCCGCTTGGGCTCGACGCTGTCACGCTCGGCGCGGAGTTCGTCGAGCGTCAGCGCCGCCGACCAGATCTTGATGGCGGCGATCTCGCTCTTGCACGGCTCATTGAACGTCGAGTTGCCAATCCGCATGCTCTGCGGATTGGAAGCGGAGAGGCTGCGGGTATTCGTCCCAGACGCGATCGTCCCCATCCCATCGGAGGCGTAGCCCGTCCGGCTCGTCATCGACGCTGAGACCAACCCGACCCAGTACCACGTGTTCAACGACACCGACGACAGCACGACCGTGCCAGTCGTGTCGCCCTCGATCCACAGTTCGATCTGGTTTGCATCGCTGATGCCAATCCAGATCTGCCCGCTCACGTCGACCCACTGGAAGAGGCCGCGCCAGGTGCCGGCGCCAGTGGACCCACGAAACCAGAGCGAGACCGTCCAGGGCGCAAACGTCGGGACATTGGCCGTCGTGATGAGCCACGAATTGTTCGGCGCGTGATTGTGCGACACGGCCGGCGCTCTCAGGCGTACTGGAACTCCACGTCGCAGAGCAGGAGGTTGCCCGCGTAGGTGTTCGGCGTGGCATCGATGTAGAGCCAGTAGAACACCTCGTTACCCGCCGCGTAGTCTGCGGCCGTGAGCGTGATCGTGAGGACGACGAGATCTTCGTCGGCGTAGTTGCCACCCGACGATCCGATCGTGAGCGAGCCCGTGTTCGCGGCGTCGAACGTCCCGTCCGCGGCGGCATTGTCCGCCACGCTGCGCTTGCGGAAGCCGAAGGCCAGCACGTCGCTGGCCCCCGGCGCCCCATCGAGGATGCCGACGATCCGGAGCACCGGCGATCCCGTGTAGTCCTGCGGTACGGTGAACCGCCCGTAGATCCCCCGGCTGGTGCCGGCGTCCGAGATGACCGTGCAGATCTGGTTGCCGACCGAGGGCGCGGCCGCCGCCGTGATCTGGTTGCTCACCAGATCGTCAAATACCCCCGCGTCGTAGTTGACCGCGTTGAGAATCGAGATCCGCGGCATCGATCACCCTCCTCGCAGTTGCCGAATCATCAGCGGCCCCGGCGCGGCGGTTGACAGGTCGGCCGCGATGGGCTCGGACCACGCGCCGGCACAGGGCTGTAGCACGGTGCCGTCCGCAGCGACGCACACATCTCGGATGCCACGCAGCCGGATCGCCCGGTATGGTCGCGCCTCCGCCACCCAGACGCAGCGTCGATACGTCGAGCCCACCGCGACATCCGTACAGGGCGCGAGCGTGCCATCCGCCTCAATCTGCCACGTCGTGACGCCTTCGTGCGACGGATCGAGGTTCCACCGCACTTCGACCTGGCGCATGGTGGGCGTTTGGGCGAGCAGGGCCACGAGGAGCGCCAAGCGCATCAGTCCTCCGCGGCCAATGCCCGCGCGATCTCGGCCGGATCCGCGGCGTAGGGTTCCCGCCCATAGACGGGATGCCGCACGACGATGGCGTCCCACTGGCCGAGGTCGATCGTGAGGACGGGCCGACGCCGAGAGGCGTCCGCCAGACGGGTGGCCCACGCGGGCGGGGTCTCACTCAGGCCCGCCCCGCCCGCGATGAGGCCGATCACCCGGAGGGCGGATCGCCGGGTCATTCGAGGCCGCCGCCCGACGGCGCGATCACCGCCTTGATGGTCAGGGGCCCGGGTGCAATGCCGACGACGACGCTGAACACCGGCCCATCGGTCGATCCGAACGCGTTCCTGGCGCGCACCTGGAGCGTATGCGTCCCAACCGTGAAGCGCGCGGCCGGCAGCCGGAACGAGTGCGTGGCGCCCGACACGCCGGCGCAGGCGGAATCGAGCGAGGCATCCATCGTCAGCGGTTCGAGGGCCCCGCCATCGAAACGGAGCTGATAGCTGTCCGCCGCCGGCGGCGTCTGCTCGGCGCAGAAGACGACCGGCCCGCTCGGGGGCGGGATCGGCGTTTGTGCGACCGCCGTGTGGTTCCAGGCCGCGATCAGCGTGAGCCCGACGATGACCCGGATCAGGCGTCGCCCCATGATATTAGCCTCCCGAGCTCAGCGTGAGATCGTAGGTCGCCTGCAGGCTGTCGCTGCCGGCCGTGATGTTGTTCGCCGCAAACACCGACCGATCGAGCAGCGTACCCCCGCCCGTGCCGGCCTGCGAGAAGATCCCGTGCTCGGTGATGGCGATCGTGCCGCCACTATCCGGCGTGAGCGTGCCGACCGTGCGGAAGACGTTGGCGCTGGCCCCTTCGCCCAGCGAGCCCGTCGGCCGCGTGTTATCGGGGTTGTACTGAGTCGTTAGCTCGGTCTGCAGCGCGGTATCGGACGCCGATTCGGCGTTGGTGCCGGTGCCGAAGCCGTGATAGCGCAAGTTCTCTGGCTCGACTGTGCCCTGCAGGGAATCCACCAGATAGTTGACGCCCGCGTTGGTCACGACGCGCGTACTCACGACGCCGTAGTCGACCACGTGCCCCCCAAAGTGCGCGGGCAGATACGCGACCGGGTGATTCTCGGCGAGCAGGCGGCGCAAGGTCTCGGCTTGCCAAGGCGCCAACTCGTCCCAGGCGGCCCGATAGGTCGCGAGCCGCAGGGTGCTGCGCGCCACAATGATCTCGCGATGCGCGGCCGCGAGGGCCTGGATGACCTGGCGCCAGAGATCGTGACGACGGTAGCGCAGCCAGTTCTGCAGATGCCAGCGCCAGCCGACGCGCGGCGGCGAGTGCCGCACAAGGCGGAGGCGCCCGGCCGGGGTGACGGTGCGAGGGATCGTGGCCATCAGCTCGTGACTCCTTAGACGCGCGTGGACGAGACATGCGGGGTGGACGCGAGCGTCTGCCGCCACACCCACGCCAACCAGTCGAGGCGTGCTGCGCTCGCGCGATCCACGTGGCGCACCGCTTCGACTTCGAGGCAGAACAATTCCCAATAGGGCGCCAGCACAAGCCGCCCATCCACCTCGAGGACGACGGCGTCAATGGGCAGCCGTTGCAGCGTCTCGACGACCTCGTGGGCGAGGGCGTCCGCGCCGAGGCGCGAGAGCGTCGCCACGACCGTGGCCAGGCGCGTCGGAATCGGCAGCATCGGCCTCGGACCCCTCCGCCAGATAGTACGAGAGCATCCGCGGTGACAGCCCCAGGAGCCTCGCCGCCGCGCGGTGCGATCCGCCACAGACGCCCACGGCTTGGCGGGCCGCCCGTCGCAGCAGCTCACGAGCCGGGACCAGCGGGACACTCTCGCCCTCCACCATCGTCGCAAGCACCGCCAAGGCACGCAAGCCGAAATCCCGCCACGCATCGCGCTCGCCGCGCAGCTGTCGCCAGAGATCCTCGCTGGTCATGGCTCCCGCGATACGGCCGCCTCGAGGCGCCGCAGCAGATCGGGCCAGACGCGGAGCCCCGCGCGGGTCGTCAGCAGGCCAGTATGACCGAAGCCGACGGCAGCCGGGAGATTGATCGCCGGCGGGGGCATCTGGCGCGCGACGCGCAACAGGCCATCGCCCCACTCGCCGAGCCACTGCCAGCGATCGGCGCCATCGCTATAGAGGTGCCACCACGGCTGCGGCGCGTCGGCGCCGACGAGATCCAGCACATCGGCGCGCACGGGCGTGCAGACGGTGACGAGGCCGGCGACAGAGAGACCCAAGAGACCCGTGGCGAGGAGGGCGACTTGGCCGCCGTGTGAATGCGCGATCAGCACGGGACGATCCGCCGGCCTGCGGGGGCCTCTCGGGCGCGCGCCCTGGGGCGCCTGATCGCAGTAGTAGCAGAGGGCATAGGCGGCGGCCAGCCAATCGCCCCAGCGTCGGCGCTGGACGAGGCGCTGCAGCCATGTGCCATCGAGATCCGTGGACCACCGGAAGGGATCGGGCCGAAGTGGCGTCCACCCCAACACCCGGAGCTCGGCGGCATAGTGGGATTGTGGGTGCCACCAATCCCGCCACGGGTCAATCGCCGTGTCGGCGTCGTGCTGCGCCCACGTGCCGGCGACGGCCACGTAGAGCATGGCGGTCCTCCCGCTGATCCCAGCCAATGGCCCACGCCTCGGGCCATGTCTCGGGCCTCGGGCGTCCGGGCTGCCAGGCGGCCCGATACTGGGCCCAGCCCCGATCCGGTTCGGATGGCCCCGGCAGCCGCTCAGGCAGGCTCCAGAGCAACAGACGTCCGAGGCCTAGGCCCAGCACGTCATTGTCGGCGATCGCGTCCCAGAGGGCCGCCACGTCGGCCGGATAGCCCAAGGCGTACGCCAGGGACGTGGCCGGCCGGCGCGTGGCCTGGTGGCGCAGCACGGCATCCAGGCCGGCGCGCTCGAACTGCAAAAACCCCCGCGCGGGCCCCTCCATCTGCCGACGTGCTGACCACCGGGATTCCTGCCAGCCGATGGCGACCAAGAGGGCCAGGGCATCATCCGAGCCCATCTCAGGCGGCAAGAGCGCCCGGGTCGCCGGCCAGAGGGCCTGCCGCACCCAGGCCACCCGCGCCGCTTGGCGTGTCGTCACGGCGAGGCTCCCACATCCGTCCGCGCGCACTCGGGATCGACCGTCTCATCGGGCACGCGAGGCGGCCATGCGCGCGCGCAGCGCGGGCAGACCCAGCGGCGCAGAATGGCGTCCCATTCCGCGGCGTCGCGCCCATCGCAATGTGGGCAGTCCCGCTCCGGCCGATCGATCCGGGTCATGGCATCGGCTCCGGCCAGCGCCAGGCGCAGGCGGCATCATCCCAGGTATAGGCGCGAGCGGGATCGAGGGCCAACTCCCGCGCGACCTGCGCGAAAGCGGCCTCGTACTCGCGCCGCTCCATCTCCGCGCGCCAGCGCCAGGCTTCGGCGCGCCACTGGGCGCGCTCCCAGGCCCACTGCAAGGCCCGCAGCCGCCAATAGGTGGCGGGATCCAACCGCGCGGCGATCTCGCCGGCGGGCGTCGAAGGCTGATCCATGATCAGAAAGTTCCACCCACGAGATAGTACCGATTGCCGCCGGCATAATAGACCAAGCGGTTGTTCGTCGTGTCGATCTCGAGTCGTCCGTTTTCGCTGGCACTCCCGGCGGGCAGGGAGGTAACGGGACGGCCGGTGATTTCGAGCACGCCCGTGGGCGCGCTGTAGCCACCGGCAATGATGACGCGCCGGCTGACCGTCACCGTCAGGGCTGTATTGACGGACACGGTGGCCGACGGTGCCAACTTCCAACTGTCATTATCGCTGTTATCGATCCCATGGGCCCACGACGTCATGTTTTGGACGTTGTATTGGATATATGGATTCCCCGCGTTCGAGCCACCGACCGTAATCACGAGGAGAGTCGATGATGACGACGTGTTACTCGTATTGGCGACCGTCAGCGTTTTACTGGTGCCCGCATGCGCGGACTCGAGCTCGAACGTCTGCTGCGTAAAGAGCGCATCGATGCGGTCATAGATGGCACTGTTGACCCAGGCACTATTGAGGATCGTGCCGGTCGTGCCCGACCCATCATCGTCGGTAATCGTCGCGCGGGAAATCGTCGTCGCGGCCATATACCCTCACGATCGTCGTGCCGTGCTCTGTTCGAACTCGCGCAAGTAGGCGTAGAAATCGCGTGGGCGATTCGTGGCCCAGACCCGCCGAAGCGGAAAGTCGTTCCGGCCATCGAGCTCGATGCCGCGCAACTGTACCCGTTGGATCCGATATGTTCCGCTGATCCCCGCCACATTCACCGTGACCGAACGCCCCGGCCAGCTGTTCGGATCGCGGGTCTCATAGGTAATCGCCTCATCGGGCGTGGCGCGCACGGCGAGCTCGGCATCTCCACGGGCCACGCAGCCGTCATAGCTCAGGCGGCGATCCTGGACGTAGGCCTCGCGAATGCCATCGCCGCCCTCCAGACCCGCCAAGGCCGTTTGCGCGCTCGTGTCATTCCGTTCGACCCATTGATTCACGTCCTCTCCAACGACGGCCTGTTGGGGATGTGAGAGAGCCTCGCCCACGGATTCACTGTGGACGACCAGATAGGTCGGCGGAGGCGTGCTGTGGATCAACTGATACCGCACGCGCGCCTGCTTGACGCGCACATAGGCGGGCGAGATGATCGTGGGGTCCGCGAAGAGGATCGGCGCCTCATCGACGTAAAGCTGGCCCAGTTCGTAGGACGCGTTCCAGTTCTGCCTCAGCGGCCCGCCACGACCTTCGACATAGACCCGCGTCCGCACCCCGCTCAGATCGGTCGTATGCTGCAGATGCCGCCATTCATGGAGACTGCTCGCCGTGATCGCTTCGACGGTCACCTTGGTCGTATCGGTCGTGAAGAAATGCAGATCCTTGTTGGGATCCACGTACCAGCTCGCGCCGACGGCCTGCGCGATCCGGGTGAGCGCGGCGGGGACGCTCTCCATCGTGAAGGCCATCTCGTTGATGACCGGCAGGCCCGTCTGCACGTGGTTGATCGAAAAATTGGGCGCGAACCGCGTCATGAGATCGGCGACCATCGCCGACGCCGACCAATTGGTATACCGTCTCAGCACCAGGCGCTTGAAGTCGAACGTGTAATCGACGGCCTGACACAGATACTGCACGCGCGCGCCCACGCGAAAGCCCACGTGCGTCGTGATCGAGACGATCCGCCCGCCGAAGAGGCGATTGTCCGCCGATCCCAATCCGGCCACGACCTCTTGGCCCACCGTGGGGGCCGTGCCACCCAAGAGCACGAAACTCAGCGTCGACGCCTCGCGTTCGAGCGTCAGGGTGAACGAGGACACATCCAGCCGCGATCCGACGGGACTCCCATTGATCCGCAGATGCAGATTGATGGGCCGGTAGTAGTCCGTCCGGGCCGCGCCGAATCGCGCCCGATTCGCGCGCGCATACGTGGGGGCGAGCTGCGATCCCGAGATGCCCATCGTCAGGCCACCACCGGCGTTAGGCCGCCGCGGCGCTGCAGCTCTGTCGTCAACGCTGTCGCCAGCTTCCGCGCGAGCGCTTGCGCCGAGACCTCATCAAAGACGGACTCGCGCGCATCGACGGTCACATGAATGTCACCCACCGCGAAGCTCGCGCCGCGATTGAGCGCCTGCAGCGCGCGCGCGCCGAGCCGCTGCACGGCCCCGCGCGAGAAGACGAATTCGCCCGGTTCCAAGAGCGCCGGGATGCGATCCAAGCCCCGCACCAGGCCGCCGCGCGCGAAGGTGCGCAGGCCGTCGGGCGTTACGAGGCCACCGGCCGACGCGAACTCGTCCCCCCCGCCCTCGCCCGGTCCCGGCCCATGCGCCCGGAAGCGATAGGGCACCTCGATCTCGGGCGGCTCATACCCGCGCAGAATCCGGTCGGTCTCCTCGAGGCCCTCGCGGGCCCCACGCGGCAGCTCCCCCGCCAACGTCTGGCGCAACTTTTCGAGCTCCTCGACGAGCTTCTGAATCGCATCGCCCAGGATCTCGGACTGCGTTTTGACGGGCTCGCCCCATGTGAGCTGTGAGACGTCCTCGATCTTGTTGCCGAACTCGTCGGTCAGCAGCCCCGCGCGCGCGAGCTCTTCGACCATCGGCCGGAGATTCTCGGGCAGGGCCACGCCGAACTTGAGCGCAAAGCGGACGAGCTCGCTGAACTCTTCCTTCATCCCGAACAGGATCGTGCCGACGTCCGCCCCACCGCGCTTGAGGACGTCGAAATCGTTCAGAATCTTCGTGGCAAAGTCCGTGCCCTTCAGCTGCTGGAACTCCTGCCCGAGCGCGTCGATCTCGATGCCATACTCGCGCGCGATGCGCTCCATGTCCTTCCAGCTCACGGCCTGTTGCTTACGGAGCGTCTCGATCTGCGATTCGAGCGTCTTGATGCGGCCCTGCGTCGCTTCATACTGTTCGAGGGCGTTGACGATGTTGCGTACGGCCTGCTCGAAGTCTTTAGCTTTCTTCGCGTCAAACAGATCCTGCATCAGGCGGCCGCCGCCGACGCCCCCGCCCATCGAGACCGGCAGCTCCGCCAAGCGCGCGGCCAACGCCTGGGCGCCCCCAAACTGCGCGAGGAACTCATCGCGCTTGGGATTGACGACCCGCGACTCTTCGCTGCCGCCAAAGAGCTTGCCGAAGAGCCCGCCGACCATCGACCCCAGCCAGGTGCCGACGCCGGGCAGGATCGATCCCAGCGCCCCGCCGATCGTCGATCCGAAGAGATTCATCGCGCCGCGCGCCAGGAGATTGCCGACGGATCCCGAGAAGAACGCGCCGCCGGCGAGGCCCCCGAGGCTGCGGCCCACCGATCCGCCGCCCATGAGCGAGCCGAGGATCGTGGACGCGATCGAGGGCGCAAAGTCCGTCCCGAACAGGCGCTCGAACCAGGGGATCCGGGCGGTCCCTGGGGAGACGGGTGTCGGCGACAGCGGCAGCGTGATCATCCCGCCGCCCGGCAGGCCGCGCGCCGGGACCAGGCCCGTGCGCATGATTTCGGGGGGCGGCAGGGGCAATGTCGGCATGGCCGCCACCCAGGCCGCGGCATCCTCGGGCGTCATCGGCCGGATCGTGACGCCCGCGACAAACGCGCGTCGCCCTCGTGCGCTCGCGCGGCCCCCCTCCGAGGGCGTGGCAATCGGCTGGCGCAGAATCTGATCGAGATCGGGCGGTAGGCCTGGCGCGGTGATCGGTTCGCCCATCGGCAGGCGTGGCCGTCCGGGCGCGCCAGGCGGGGCCACCGTGCCGAACCACAGAGTGAGATTCTCGCGCGCTTCCCGGAGCGCCCGGCCCGCCATCGCATCCACGAGTTTCGCGAAGGCCGTCGCCACGCCGCTGATCAGCGGCTGCAGGAGCCGCAGCAGACCCGCGAGCGCCTGGAGAATCGGAACCAACGGCGTGAAGATCTCCGCGATGAGGACTTTGCCCCGCTGCCACAGCTCGCTGATCGCATCGCCGAGATCATCCAGTTTCTGGAGCGATGCCTCGGAGGCCAATGGCACGTCCTGCTTCAGGACGTCGGCCAGCGCCAACATCGCCGGCAGGACGCCTTCGGCGCCGCGCCCCATCAGTTCGGTCACGAGCGCGACCCGTTCCCCGGGCCGCTCGATCTGGGCCAAGGCTTGGGCGACGGCCGCGAAGGCTTCATCGGGCCGCTGCTCCCGCAATTGCTTGAAGGAGAGCCCCAGGCGCTCGGCCGCGGCGACGACGCTCTTGTTGGTGGTGGGATCAAAAAGCCGCTGCTGCAACCGCTGCGTCGCGATCACGACCTCATCGAGCGTGCCCCCCGTGAGCTTGGCCGCGAGCTCGAACTTTTGCAGGGTCTGCGTCGAAATGCCCGTGCGCGCGGCGAGATCCGTCAGGCGACCGGCCCACTCGGTCGTCGATCGGATGGCCGATCCGATGGCCGCCGCCGAGACGTAGCGCAGCAGCAGGCTATGGAGGTCCTGGAGCGCCGTGGTCCCACGCTGCGTCGCCTGCGTCTGATCCTGCGTGACGCGGGCGGTCTGGCTCAGCTCTTTCTGCAGCCGATCGGCATCGTGCACGACCGCCTGCAGCTGCGTTTCGTACTGGTCCCAGGAGATCGCGCCCGCCTTGACGTCGCGCCCCAGCTGCTCGATCCGATCGCGGATCGCGCCCAGGCGCTGCTGGGCGTCAGCCGTCTCCGCGACGATGCGGATGGTAATCTCGCGACTCGCCGCCATGCGGCACCAGGATCTCGAAGATCAGATCGAGGCGGCGGATCATATCCTCCGCCTCGGCCCACGCATGATCCGCCAACCAACGGGCCAAGACGGCGGCCGCCGATTGCGTCTCCGCGACCGCGCGGCTCCCCAGGAGCTGGGCCAACGCGATCGCCTCCTGATTGATCACCCACAGCTGCGCGTGTTGGAGGCGCCACGCGCACGTGCGGCAATCGTATTTCTCCGGCCGCAGGCGCTGCTCCTCGGGCGTCGCCCAGTGGCAGCAGCGCACATGCGGATGATCAGCGCGCCATTCGAGGTAGGCCCGCAGGTTCGCGAAAGGACGCCTCGCGGTCCACCACCTCCGCGCTGGTCGCCACCTCGATCATATGCGCGAGCCGACCGGGCGCCCGGTTCGCGACCGCCAGCTTGGCCTCGCGCGTGCAGGGCACGGGCTGATCGTCTTCCGACAGAATGCCGCGCCACTCGACGATGAGATAGTCGATAAGATCCGCCGTGTAGGCGTCCTCATCGAGCTCTTCGACGCGCTGATGGTTCTTCCACGTCGCGATGGTGTGGCGTTTGCGCAGCCGCCGCAGATCATCGGCGGAGAGCTGCCGCAGCGTCACCACCGTCAGCGGCTGGCCCTGATCGTCGAGATAGGGTTTATTGCCGTGATCGAGATCGCCCCAGACATACTCGATCGTGCTCGACCGATCCGTCGATCCATCGGCCAACAAGCCCCGAATGCGAATCCCCGAGGGTCCTGCCATGTGATCACGCGAAGGGGTTGGTGCTGGAGACGCCCGTGGTCACGACGCGCATGGGCACGGTCACGCCGGTCATGCCCGTGGGCGCCGTCGTCGTCGACAGCGCCATCAGGCGTACGCGCGGCACGAGTTGGCCCGCACCGCCCGGCACGGCCAACGTAAAGCCGCCCGGGGGAATATACAGGTTCGGGAACTGGAAGAGGAGCCCGTAGTTCGTGGTGGCGAGTGTCGGCCCGATGAACGTGATGTCGGCCTTGAGCCGCGTGTCGTTCGTATGCGCGTCACGGAAGATCGAGAGATCCGTGCTCAGGAAGCGCGCAAATTCCGCTTCAATCTCGACCTCGGGCCAGCCATCTTCGAGCGGCTCGATGATGGTCAGCTGGCCCGCGACGAACTTGGTGTCGAGCGGTTGCGTGTACCGCACGCGCAGCGAGGTGATCTTCACGGCATCACTCGCCGCCAGCGCGCCGCCGCTCTGGGCGTTCACGCGAAACGTCACATCATCGAAGTGGGCACGCAGGCCCAGGGTCGGGAACGTCAACGCCGCGATCTGCGCTGATGTATTGATCGTGGAATCCCGCTTTTCGGTGTCGCCCAGGAACGACCAGCGGATTTCGGCACGCCCATCCTGGCCGAACGAGAGCTCGAAGCCCGTGAACTTCGCGCCCGGGACCTCGAGGATGCCATGCGAGACATCCCGCACAATCGTCGCGTAATTGCCGTTCTTGCCGGCGGACCCCGCCGGCTCGAACGTATTCGTGTAGGCCGTCGTCGTGCCGAGCTGAGTGGGCGTCGTGCCTCCCGTCCCGAGCGTCAGCGCCCAGAGCACATTCTGGAAGCTGTCATGATAGTGCAGGAACGAGGGGATGGCGCCCGAGATCGCGCTCGTCGTCGCGCCCATCACATTGCCGATGAAGGCCTGTCCCGCGCTTTCATCGCGCGTGTAGTTGCGGCTGATCTGGATGCCGAGGTCATCAAAGACGTAGACGCCGTCGCCGGCGCCGACCGCGGTGGCGACCGCGGCGCCGGTCCCCCAGCTGCCGGACGTCGCCTTGTTGACGCCAACTCGAATCTGGCGGGCCGAGACCGTCATGGCTTACTCCTGGGTCGAGAGGGTCGGGGTCGCCGCCGCCCGAGCGGCGGGCGGGCGCTGCCAGTGATCGGGATGCTGCCGGACCAGATACTCGGCCAGCTCGGCGGGCCATTCGTACGCCTGGCCGGGCTCGAGCGGCCCGACCTCGGGCGATTCCGCCAAGGGCGGCCCGACATACAACAGACGCACGCGTGCTGGGCTCATAGCGCCTCGCTCAAGTCATAATCCACGGTGACGGTGAGACTGCCAAGGGCGATTTCTTTCCCCGCCGGCCTCGAGACGCGCCGGCTCAGAATCTCCGCATGATAGCTGCCCGCGGGGCCATCCGCCTTGATCGCGCGCTCGAGCGTGAGCAGCGTGTCTTCGAGCTCGCCGATCGTGGTCGCCGGATCGGCGCCGAGCCGGCGGGCGACGAGGATCGTCACGCGGTCGATCCGCGCGGCCGCCTGATTGGTAAGCGACCGATGCGACTCGAGGCCCTCATCAAGGACGACATACGCCTGATCGACTGCGAGCGTCGGTTCGCGGTCATGAGAAAACGGCTCGCTCGCGGGCGTCAGCAACAACGGAGACGCTTCGCAGACCGCTCGGATGCGCGTCAGAATCGCCGAGAGCGTTGTCGCGGCCATCTTATCCGTGGGCGGCCGGTGCCGGGTCCGCGGCCGACGGATCGACCTGCTCGCGCCAGGTGACCCGCGTGGGTACCGGGGGTGGCGTGCGCTGCGCCTGCAGCCAGCGTTGGTGCCACCGGACATCGGTCAGCACCTGCGTGACATGCCCGCACACAATCGTCGGATCGAGCCAAATCCGCGCGCCCGCGGCCCGCGCCGCCTCGCAGAACGGCACATCTTCGGTCACGGCTGGCCAGCCCTCCGCATCATCGCGGTACGCGAACCAGTGCGGCCCGGGCAGACGCGCGAACCACTGAGTCTGAATCAGCGTGCAGCCCATACCGAGGACTTCGACCTCGCGGAGCGCCTGCGCCCAGATGGCCTCGTGGTCATATTCGTAGGCGGTAATGTCGCTATCCGGCTGGCGGTGCCCGCGCACGAGGGCGACGGGCGCGTACGGTTCACCGCGCATCACGTAGAGGCCGCCGACGATATCGCGATCCGCGTGACGCAGCAGGCGGGCGAGCACATCGGTGGGCCATACATTATCCGCATCGAGATAGAGCAGATGCGAATAGCCCGCGGCGAGGGCCTGCCGCGCGGCCCAATTCCGCAGCGCGTCGACGCGGGGGAAGCCGCGCGCCCACAGGAAGTCAATCGCCGCAAAGCCCGTCTCGGCTTTGGCGCGCGGGATGCGATCGCCCCAGCCGAGCTCCATCAGCGACATGGCCGTCGGCGTCGGGATCGACGGCCAATTCGTGCAGACGGCCACGAGACAGCGGCGGTCATCCGGCACGGTACACCTTGACGCTGCGCGTCTTCGGCGAGGGGATTTCCGTCGGCGGGCTCACCGACGCGTCGCCATCGAGATCAATGGGGATGCCGCCCTGTGACCGGAGGCGCGCGTAGAGCGCCGTGGCCTGGTCGTGATACCACGCGGCCCGATCCGTCCAGAACGCGGGCTCCGAGGCCTTCGGCGCGAGGCCTCGACAGACATGCGCCAGGGCGAGATAGGTGGCGACGCGCCGGAGCCCCGTGGGCGGCCGGATCGGGAGGATCTGCCCCGCGGCCGTGCCGCTGCTCAACGCGGCCGAGACGGTAAGCCGCACCCAGTATCGCACGATGCCCTCGTCCTGGAGCTCGCGCAGCTCCCAGTCGATGGGCATCGCCCAGCTGACGCGACCGGTGCGGCCAAACGTCGCCGATCCTTGCTTGGTGCCATCCTCGGCGCCCAGACTCGTCCAACCCGTGGGGCCCCAATACGAGGCCGTGAGGGTCGAGGCATTACTGTTCCGCGTGGCGAGCATGCGGACGAAGAGCCCCTCGAAGGCTTGGCCGAGGCCGACATAGAGCGCATCGCTGCTCGGCGTGGCGAACACACTGGCGAGCGCGAGATCATCGGCGTCCAGCGAGCTCGCTTCCGTGGTGCGATCCGTCCAGACGCCACCCGTCGCGCTCCAGACGCGACTCGGCCGCCACTGATCGCGAATACGATCGGCGACATCGGGGATCTCGGGATAATCCGCTTCGAGCCAGATGCGGAGATCGCGCACGGCTTCGTCACGCGCCGTCGGCCACGAGGCCGCGCCCCAGGTGCCCGCGATCGCCTCGGGCTCGAGCGCCCCGAGATCCGCGTCAGTGACCAGCGACAGGCTGGACCACGCCATGCTTGGTGTCCTCCTGGTCCGCCCACCACGGGGCGAAGGGTTTCCGGGCGCGCAGGACGCCGTGCAGGAACGAGACGGGCTCGCGCGCCCGAACCTCCGGGTTCGTCACATCGGGCCGCAGATTCAGGCCCACGATCATCCAATCACACGGCGGCCGATACCGCGGGATGGCGGATCCCGGCCGCCGGTAGGCATCCTGATCGAGATAGAGGAACGTCATCTCGCTGATGGCGCGCGTATGCGTCGGATCGGCCCACGCCCACAGCGAGCTGAAGTAGGGGCATTCGAACTCCAACCGCGCATCCGGTTTCGCGACCCGATAGAGCTCGCCCCAGGCGTGGAACCATGCCTCGATCTCACCCTGACGCCCGATATGCTCGAGCACGTGCATGGCGAGAATCAGGTCCACCGAATCGTCCGGGAGCGCGATGCGATCGCGCCCGAGCTCGCAGACGATCTGCGGCCGCACGCGCGGATCCGCATCGAGCGTGACCAAGGTCACCTCGTCCGCGCGCGTCGGCGGCGCGCCGGGGCCGCCCAGGCGCAAGCCATAGTCCTCGACGCGCTGTTTCAGCCCGCAGCCGACGGCGAGGACGACGGGACGCTCCGACATTGGGCCTGCTCCACGCGCCAGCGGCGCCGAATCCGTCGTCCCACGCGGCCGAGCGGTGGTAGGACGACGAGGGTCCAGGTATAGGCGCGGTCGACCAACTCCGAGGCGGTCGGTGCCCAGACGCGCACCCAGGACAGTCCGCAGAACGGACAGCAGGCCGGCTGGCCCGTCCGCACCTCCGGGATGCGGGCACAATACGCCTGCCGGGCGGCCCGTACCTCCGCCTCCGGGGGCGCCAACCCAGCCAGCTCGGCCAACGCCTCGAGATCGGCCGGGGTGACGGGCCCATAGGCCGTCACGCTCCGCGCGACGGAGGCGCCGGGCTCGATCGCGCGCCGCAGGCGATAGAGGGGCCGGCCACAGGCGGCGCAGAGGACCACGCTGCCCTTGGGGTAGCCCTCGAGGCGGCCCCGGGCCGCCTCGACCGAGGCGCGCAGGCCCTCACGCATGGGGCTCCTGGCCGCGCAGGCGGCTCTCCGACGCGTCGTCGCCTTCCCAGGGGCTCGTGGCCGCGGCGACGGCGAGCGCCTCACCTGGGCCAGCCCGGGCCGCCGGCGGGGCCATACTGCGCCCATCCCAGGGCGCCGCGTCCGGCACATAGGCCGTGGCCGGCGCCTCGCCCCGCCGCACCGCCTCCCGCCACCGCGCGAGCGGATAGGCCCGATGCTCGGTCAGCGACCAGTGCCAACAAAAGAGGCCCGTATCGACCACGGGCTGGATCCCGGCGCGACGGGCGCGCCGGCAGAACCAGACATCTTCGCTCTCGGCGCGCCAAATGGGCGCACCGTCCGCATCCGATCCCACCCACGCCATCGCCGTCGCAAACCAGGGCGGATCAAGCACCTCGAACACCTCGCGCGCGATGAGCGTACAGCCCATGCCGTGCGCCTCGCACGCCACGAGATCCCCGGGCTGCCAGTCGCGCCGGGTGCCCGTGCCCATCGGGCCCAGGATGAGCGGCTGCTCGGCCTCCGTCTTCGCATAATAGAGCCCGCTCACGAGCGGCAGGTCATGCGCGAGCAGCCGCGCGATGGCATCGGCCGGGACGATCACATCGTCATCGACGAACAGCACATGCGACACCCGCTCGCCGCTCGGCCCCAGATAGGCGAGGGCGCGGCGGACCAGATCGTTGCGGGCCTCGCCGACCTCGCGACCGGCGACATAACAGTGCCGCACGGTGCGATTGAGGGGCGTCTGGAGCTGCAGCATGGCGAGATGCCAGGGCACACTGACCACGCCAAACGTCGGCACGCCGAGCCAGATGACCGCGGGCCGCGGCGCCGGCGGCGGAATCACCGCCCCCCCCAGCGGATCGGCCGCGATCATCGCTCGCCCTCCGTCACCTGATACGGCGGCACCCATTCGCCCGTCGGCAGGCGCAGCCCCTCCGGATAGCCACAGACGACGAGGCTATCCGCCACCCGCTGCCGCGCTTCCGGCGTCATGCTCGCGAGCGCGTCGAATTGCGCCTGGATATAGGCCCGCTGCCATGTGCCATCAATCGCCGCGAGCTGCAAGTGTTGGCACTCGCAGTCCCAATCGAGATAGCACCGTGCGCCGGCCGCACGGGCCTGCTGATAGAACCAGAAATCTTCGCTGACCGTGTAGTCGTGTGGGGCCTGTGGGCCGCGCTGATACCGGAACCAGTTGTCGCCGATGCGCGCGCGGATGCGCTCGAGCACCTCGCGGCGAATCAGCAGCGCCCCCGCGCCGCCACGCTCGATCTCGATGAGGCCTCGGCCGACATGAACGGGCGCATACGCGTGGGCATGCGTGAGCGTGCGGTGCTTCACGTAGGCGACCACGTGATACGGCGGCCGGCGCATATGGTAGCGGCCGGTCACGACCGGCTGATTGTGCGCCAGCAGCCGGGCCGCAATATCGGGCGGATGCGTCATATCGGCATCGAGAAAGAGGAGCGCGTCGGCCTCACTCTCGTCCAGCATGACGCGGACGATCTCATTCCGCGCGACATCGGTGGGAAACGCGGTCGAATGAATAAGCCGCAACGCGGTGACGCCGCCCTCGCCGCGCCGGATGGATTCGAGGACCCGAAAGAGGCTCAGCCAGAACTCGCTCGGCGCGGGAAATCCATGCGCGAGAATAATCCCGAGTGCGAGCCTCACGGCACGGGCACCTTCCGGGGCCGCCCCGGCCCGCGACGCACCGGCAGGGGATCCTCAGGTACCGGTGGGGCGACATCCAGCGCGGGGGGATCCGGCGCCCGCTGCCCCGTCAGCGCACTCGCGACCGCCCGGACGACCTCCGCGCCATACTGGGCGATCACCGCATCCTGCTGCGAGGAGGCCTCCGACGCCGCTTGGTCGGCCCACGCGCGATACGCTTCGTACGACCAGGGCGATCCCGTCGCCGGATCACAGATAAAGTCCCGCCAGTGCAGGCCGCGCGCTTGGAGGGATCCGACGACCTCCGGCGCGCGCAGCGACTCGGCATCGGCGAGCGTCACGTACTGGTAGCCCTTGGCGACCCAGTGCATGTGCCGCCGCAGCGGCAGCCCCGCCGTGAGATCCCACCGGGGCCGACCCTCGGCATCCGTGGCCTGGACGACGCGTGATCCGGCCCAACTGAGCACGGGGCGTTGATAGATGGCCTTGAGATCCGATCGGCCCGTCACCCAGGCCAGATCCAGCGGTACGGGACGAAAGTCCATCGGCCCTCCTGGACGTGGGCGCACGGGATGGTCGCGGGAGGTGGACGCGCACCATCCCGTGCGCGCTCGGCGTCGCGATTAGGCGACCGTCGAGTTCGAATACAGCATCACGCCGGCCCCGCCGCGGCCCGCCGTGGTGGCGCCGCCCCGGTACTCGGCCTCGCCCCACACGCCGGTCGCGACGACCTCGAAGGCCCGCAGCGACGCATCGCGCTCGACCTCGAACGAGGGCATGTCGCCCTTGGTCGCGAGCGCAATCGCCGACGGGTGCATCACCGCCCCGGCGTAGACCGTGCTGGTCGAGACCGTGGCCGTGGCGACATTCGCGGTGACGAAGAGGTTCGCGCCGTACAGATTCTGCGAGACCAGGCCGCTCGTGACCACCTGCTGGCCCTGCACGCCGTACGTGCTCGCCTCGTCGAAGACCGGAATGAGCGTCCGCCACTGGAACGGATGCAGCACGATCGTCCGCGGGCTGCGCGGAATCGACGCGATGTCGAGCTGCCCGATCGCCTGGATGAGCAGCGTCGAGGTGATGGCGCCGCTGTTCGAGCCCGTCGAGGTATCGAAGCCCGAGAACAGCGCCGTCAGATCCTGATCCTGCCGGCGCTGGAGCGCTTCGGCCGCGGCGCGGCCGACGATCGAGGACTCGCGCTGCGCCGCCGAGAAAATCTGGTCGCGCGCCGCGCCCGCCGCCAGATCCGTGATCACGAACCGGATCGCGTGCTCACTGACGGTCACATCGACCGCCGTCGGATCGAGCGCCGCATTCGTCGTGAAGTCGGTCATCTCCGCGACGGCCTGCGCGCTCACCTTGTCGTAGATCGGGAAGCGCGCGGTGAGCGTCGGCTGCCCGGTCAGGTCCATCCGCGCCACGAAGTTCGAGACGCCGGGCACTTCGGCGAAGTACAGCACGCTCGCCGCATAGGCCTCGCGCTCGATGACCTCGGTCAGGGTGGTGGTCGTCATCTCATTCGCCATGGTCGTTCAATCCTTGGAGGCGTCTCGGTGCTCAGACGGACCCAAATTGCAGGCCGCCGAGCTCCGCATGCCGACGCTGGAGGGCTTTGATGGCCTCCTTGTCGCCCTTCTTCGCTCGCGCAATGAGCGTCTCCAGGTCGGCGGGTCCCGCTGTCGTCGTGGTTCCCCCGGCGCTTCCGCTGCCGACTTTGCCGCTTCCACGGAGATGGTAATCCCGGTCGGGCAAGCTCCGAATCAGCTCGCCGATGGCCTCGGCGAAGGGCATCGGCTTCCCGGTCTTCGGATCGAGGAGGCGCGACCCCTGCGGATCCATCACGACCACCTCGCCGGTCTCCGGATCGAGATCGACGTAGTCGCCGAAGACCTTCTGCGCGACGGCGGGCTGATAAATCGTCTGGCCCGTCGGCCCGAACCACTCGGTCGCGCGCGAAAACGCGAGCCCAATCATCGTCTGGCGGTAGCGCTGCTCCGCTTGCTGCGCACGCTGCTGCACCTCGGCCAATTCCTTCTGGTGCCGCTCGAGGAGCTGCTGGCGCAGCGCGTCGAACTCCCCGGCCTTGCGCTTCCGCTCTTCTTCGGCCTGCTCGCGTTCGGCCTTCAGCCGCCGATATTCGGCGATCTCCTCCTCCGTCAAGGCCCGTCCCACGAGCTCGCGCAATTCGCGCTTGGCGCGGTCGCGTTCGGCAAAGGCCTTCTTGGCTTCGGCGCGCCAGTAGTCGGGATCGCCCGCCGCCTGATCCGCGTCACTCGATCCACGGCTGCGATCCTCCGGCCCGGTCGGCCCGCTCGATCCCGAGGCGGTGCCCGATCCCGGACTGTCAGGGGCTTGTGCGTACCACAGCGATTCGTGCATGTCCACTCCTGGACGCGGGTTAGCGCTCCAGGCTCGCATCGATGGCCCGGAGCACGCGCGCTTCGATGTCCGCGACCTCTCGATCCGAGAGCGCGAAAAACGGGCGCTTCACGCGCGATTGTCCCGCACCCAGCTCATGATGCCAAGCGGCTTTTTCGGCAGCGCCGATCGCCCGCGAGCGCTGGATGAAAGTTTGGCCGCGCGCGGACCGGCTGGCCCCGCGCGAGGCGAAGCGCACCTCGACCGTGCGGTCGTCGAGGGGGCGTGCCACCATGTCATTGAGCATGCGCCCCGAGACCGTCAGATCGGCGAGCGGCCGCAAACCGGCCCGTGCTTTCTGCGCGGCATAGCGGCGCGAGAGCGGCCGAAAGGGGCGGCCCTCGACGTCTCGGCCCTGGACGGTCCGCTCCCGAATGATGTGCATCGCCAGATCGCCGATATCCTGCAATAGGCGGCGATCGAGTTGGAGGCTCGGGATGAGCACGCGATGCGACGTCTGCCATCGGATGGGCATGGGCTTACGCCTCGATCGCGGCGAGCGCCGACGCCGCCGAGGCGATCCGGTCGCGCGTCCCCGCCAGCGCCGCCAGCTCCGGCTGGAGCGTGCGCGACACGCGCCGCCATTGATGCCGGCAATTCGGCCCGCCGCCCGAGAGAAACACGTTGGGATAGCCGACGATGCCATTGTCCAGCTCGTCGATCTCGGCCCGCGTCAGCACGCGGCCCACCAAGCGCCGGCAAAATGGCCGCGTCTTCCGATCCACCGGGCCGACGTAGAGAAAGAGCTCATCCGGCGTCCCCTCACTGGCGAGCGCCTGTACCTGTCGCGCATACGTCGACACGGCCGTATCGTAATAGACGCGCGCCTGACGGGCACTCACGTCGAGCACATCCGCGATATCGTCCACGAGGTCATCGAGGGGCCTGGCACCGAGCACCCCGTCGAGGGTCGTCCGCCAGATGACGGAGATGGCATCGGCACCGAGCCCGAGGAGATCGGCGAGCCGGCCGTCGCGCAGGGCGGCCAAGGCGTCCACATCCACGCGCGTGAGCCGGGCCGCGCCCTCGGGCTGATCGCGCAGGACGGCCTCGGCGATCGTGTCCAGCCGATCACCGACGGCACGCTCCGCCAGGCGTGGATAGCCCGCGCGCGTGAGGGCCTCCGACAAATCACGGCGCAGGGTCACGGCGCGCCGCAGATTGTCGCGCGTCGTGACCAACCGCGATCCGCGACGCTGCAAGTCGTCGAGCAGGCCGCGGATCTGGCGGTCGAGCAGCCGCAGGACCTGCTGGAGCTCGCGCGCGAAGGCCCGCGAGAGCGTCTCCATCTGATCCGCCTGATCGGCCGCCCGCGCGGCGAGCTCGCGCGAGCTGGGGGGCGTCGCCATCGGTTACTCGCCGGCCAGCGCCGACAGCCGCGACGCGGTGCGCGCGACCAGATCGTCCGGGGAGCGTGGGCCGCTCGTGGGCGTCCCCGCGTCGATCTCCGCGTCGATGCGCGCCCGGGTGGCCGCATCGAGCTCGGGATCCAGCTGCCGCGCGAGGCGCTTTTTCATCGTCGCGGCAAACGTGGGCCCCAAATCCAACGCGAGCGCTTGCGCGAGCGCCTCCAGATCCGCCTGCAGATCGCGCGCGAAGAACTCACTGGGATAGCGGATCTGGACCTGGGCCCGGGTGAAGGCCGCCTCGGCCGCGGCCGGTGTCGGCTGCGTCCATGCGTAATAGAGCTGCGCCAACCTGATCTCGGCCGCCTGCAATTCGGCCGCGATCCCCTCGAGCGCTTCGTTGAGCTCGGCGAATTGCAGCCGAATCGCTTCCGCCGATTCGGCCTCGAGGGAGTCACGCTCGAAGCGCACATGCGCCGCGCGATAGACCTCGCGGACGAGCGCCTGGGCCGACTGCCGGATGGCGATGGGGACTTGCTGATCCGGCGTCAGATAGGTGGCCTGTGCCGACGTAATGAGCGCCCGCGTCGCCCCGACATCGCGCGACATCAATTGCTGTTCGCGCTCGACGCTCGCGGCGTCGGGCACCGTCAACACCAGCATCGAGAAGGATTGGGCGCGCAGGACGGAATCCTCTTCCGAGTGCCGATTGTACAGCGCGCGAAACGTATTCGCGCTGCCCAAGATCGAGCGGCCCAGCAACGGATCGATCACCGCCTTGATTGGCGCGATCCAGACAAACGGCACCTGGCCCGTGGCGTGCTCGGCGAGCCCCAACAGTTCGCCCTCGGCGCTCAGGCGCACCCAGAGCGCGCGATCCCACAGCGTGTACTGCACGGCCGTCGGATCGATCGCGTCGAGAAGATTGTGCTGCGGCACCTGATCTGCGAGCTTGAGCGCGACGAGCGTCCCACGATCGAGCCGCCAATCGCGAATCGCGAGCGGCGGATAGATCGTGACGAAGGGCGGCGTGCGATCGTCGGCGCGCGTCGGCCCGCGCGCGGGCACCGGCAGTTTGTCGACGAGCAACCCGACATGCCCGGCGACGAGGGCGATCGCCGTGGCCCGCCGCATCAGGCTGTCGATGGGCAGGCCTGATCCATCCACATTCGTCCACCAGGCCGCGAGGTCCGGATCCGTCGTCTGGCGCGTCACCGTCTGGCCGAGGATATGCCGCACGTAGAGGTCGATGACGGCACGGGCCACGTTGTGATACCGCGCCTGCTGCTGCCGATCCCGGAAATCGGCGGGCTCTTCGTTCGGGTAGCGCCAGAGATAGGCCCCGTTGAGAAAGCCGCCCACCCCATCGTAGGCATCGAGCAAGACGCGCCATTCGTCGTGATGCGCGTCGTAGGCGGGATGCGTCCGCTCGAGGATGGCGCGGCGTTGGTCGGGCTCGAGCGCGAGAAGCGCGGTCAGGGGAGACGGCGCGGTGAGGACCTCAGGCATGTTGGTAGTGTACGCCGGTCCGCGCGCGTGGTCGCGAGGGTTTTTCCATCGCGGTCTTCCGCGGCCTCCCAATCCCACAGGACCGGAGCCACTGCCGCCGCTCGCAGCGCCAGCGCCGCACGAGATCGACGATCAGCACGTCGGCGGCGACGGGGCGCATGGTGTCGCCACAGAGCGGCCCGTCCATGCAGAGCCAATACGCCTCCGCGATCCGCACCAGCCAGAGGCGCGGTTCGGGGGTGCCATCTCCGCCGGGGCGCGAGTCATAGACGAGGACCGCCCTGCCGTCGATCGCTGCGCGCGCGTAGTATTCAGCCACGGACCCACGTACCGCCATGCGCGCCGGCCTCGCGCGGCACACGCCACACGGCCAGCTGCACCGCGGGCGTCGCGGGAAAGGCTTCCGCCAGCCAATAGCCGAGCGCGTCCGACACATGCGTCCGCAACGGATCGGTGCGCTTGTCCAGATCCCCATTCGGGAGAAAGACCACTTGGTCGAGATCGTCGATGAGGTGCCGGCAGGAGGGATCGATCCGGAGATGGATCTGGCCGTCCATCGTGCGGAGGCGGCTGTTGACGGCCGCGACGCGATCGCGCACATGCGGCGCCTGCCGAGGGATGCACCAGGTCGCGCCCGGAAACACCTCGCGCAGGACCGCATGATCGGAGGGTCCTGTGGTCTTCGCGGCCTGGCCGGCCGGATCGCCGTACAGCCGAATCGGCCCCGCCCACCGCGCCTGCGCGAGCAGGAGGCGGGCCGTCGTCGCGGCCGCCCGCGTCGCCTCACCGCCCGCATAGGGCACCCAGACTTCTCGCCAGATCGTCACGTCCGGACCGCGCTGTTGCCCGATGACGGCCGTCGCGGGGTGGACGTTGAAATCGAAGGCGATGCAGACCGGCCGCGCGGGGTCGAGGCCCACGGGCGCCACATGCTCGGCACGCGAGAATGCATAGTAGGCGCGGCCCGCGATGGCTTCGAAGCTGGCCTCGTATTCCTGACGGAAGCTCCGCGGATCCAGCGTGCGCCGCGCCTCCTCGATATCGGCGGGATCGAGGAGGGGATTGTCAATCGACCGAAATTGCCACGCGGCCCAGGCGGGATGCTCCGGATCGTGGCCGCGCTGGTAGAGCCGATAGAAGTGATTATGGCTCTTCGGCGTGCCCACGAAGAGCGCCCAACCACCCGTGTCCGAGAGTGAGGGCCGTACGGCCTCCTCCCACACCTCGGCCCGCATATCCGCGTATTCGTCGAGCACGACGCCGTGGACGCCCGCCCCGCGCAGGCCATCCGGATTATCGGCGCCCATCACTTCGAGCACGCTGCCCGTGCGGAACTCGACCTCGAGATGGGTTTCGTGCGGCGGGCGCGCGAGCCAGGAGGGATCGACCGCGCGTCGCACGCGACGCCAAAACGTCTTGCGCGCGATCACGTTGGTCGGCGCCACATACCGATAGGTCCCCTGACGCTGCAGGCAGGCTGAGAGCAGGGCCACGAGCGCCAGCGAGGATTTGCCCCAGCGGCGACCGGCGGCAATCACCTTGAACCGCGCGGGGGCGTCGTAGGGCTCGCGTTGGCCGGGATGGAGATACAGGCGGCGCGCGGGTCGCGGCGGCTGCGCCATCGGCGTCACAGGCGTGGCGTTCGCGACCGTCAGCATGCGGCGCCGTCCTCGGCCTCCTCGTTATCCAGCTGATCGTCCGTCTCCGCCTCAGCCATCTCGCGCCGCCAGGCCTCCGGATCGCGAATCAAATCGATCACCAACGGCCGCCGCTCTTCGCCTTCGAGGCGCAGCGTCGAGGGGGGCTTCCCGGCCGCGTAGTGGCAGAGCGCGATGAAGATGGGCGCCGGCAGGCGACCCTGTCGATACAGCTGGAGCAGCTTCGCGCGCCCGCGCTCGTCCGTGAGAATCATTGCGGCGAGCTCGCGGATGGCGCGCGTGGTGCGGTTGATGGCGCCATGGGGGCGACCGCCTTCGCCCGGCTTGAAGGGACGCCCACGAGGAGGCATCGCCTATCTCCGCATTGTTATGGCCGCGCGACCACTGCCCGACACCTCCGCCCATCTCCCCTGCCCCTCTCTCCCTCCGCCTCAAAATCTAGGCCTGTTGGGAGTCGCCCGTCGGCGGTTTCCGCGCTCTAGGCCCGTCCCAGCGCCCCGTACACGACAGCAGACACCGCCAGCCACGGCCGTACCGGATCGGTACGATCGGGGGGGGGCGCGTCGAGTCGAGGGGCCGCCGCGTCTGATCGAGACGCGGCGGCGCGGGAGGGAGAAGAGGCCTGAGTCCGTCGGCGTCGGTCGGTCGGGGTGCCGCGCGAGGCGGCGGGAGATTCGGGTCTGACGCTCGGCGAGCCCTGGGGATCGACCTCGCCGTCGGCGAGGCCGTACGTTCCGGCCGTCCTGAGTCCCCAGGCCCACCCCGCGTATACGTTGGTGCGACGGCCAACGCGTCCGACAGCTCGCGGAGCGCCACGGCGCGTGTCCCGTTCGGCGCGAGCGTCGGTCGCCGTCGGCGGAATCGCTCGCGTGGATCCGATGGGGTCGCCGGGTACGTCTGTCTCCGTGCGCGCCAACCCAGTCACGCACGGGAGCCACGCAGGCATGCTCGCTAGTCTACGCGCCGATCCTGGCCTCGTCAAGCGATGTTGTGCTGTGGGACGGCATGGCGGTGAAGAGAAAGACCGGTTGGGTGGGACCATTTGGCTGCCAGCGCGGTGCGCGGCGGCAGCCCATCTGCGCCTGCGCCCATGCGGCGAGACGATGGGCCTCGCGGGTCGCATGGCGAGGCATCGCCGTCCATGTGATCGCGGGGTGCGTGGCGGCGATGGTCCGGATCTCGGCGACGAGCTGCGCGAGGCGCCAAGTCTTCGCGCGCGTGTGGCCCCGGATGGTCTCGATGGCGAGCCGGGAATCGCTGCGCACCTCGAGGGCGGGGACGTCGTGATAACGGGCGAGATGGACCGCCAAGAGGATGGCGATGTATTCGGCTTCGTTACTGGTCGCGCATCCGAGTGAGGCGACGGCCCAGGCGGCGCGACGACCGGCGGGCGTATAGAGGATGGCGGCGGCGGTCGCCGATTCGTGGTGTCGGCAGGCGCCATCCGCGGTGGCGATCCACCGACGGCGATCGTCGGTCGTGCGCGAGATCACGCGCGATCAGGAGCGGGCGGCGTGTCGCGGGCGCGGGCGCGCGTCCACGCCTCGATGACATCGGTGCGCCAGACGACGACGCCGGGGGAGAGGCGCACCCCGCGTGGGAGATGGCCGACGCGATCCCAGCGCCGGATCGTCGCGCATGACACGCCGAGCATCCGGGCCAGCTCGCGGGCACGGAGATATGTCGTGGCGGGCTTGGGTGTGGACATGTGATCAGGATAGCACGGCCAGAGATCCGCCCAATTTATGCCCTTTCGATCTTTGTTCAACAAAGTGCATAGGGTATGTCGAATGGGCTTGACAGCAGATATCGGAGTGATATCATGCGTCTCGCGCCGCTCCGCTGGGCACGGGGTGGCGACGGCGGACCGCGCCCCGAACGGCGCGAGGACGTCTGTCTCCCCGGCCTGGCTCCTTGAGCAGGCCACGCTGGAGGGCCGGGATCCCGTCACGGGATAGAGCCCGTGGAAATCCTCTGAGCGCCACCGGAGATCGTGATCAGACAGGGAGGATGCGTCATGTCGGATGTGTGCATCGTCAGTGGCTGTGGGCGGCCCCTATCGCCCAGCAGCCTCCTCTACTGCGAACCGCACCTGTTGGTGCGCTCCGGGCCACCCCGCGATCCCGATGATCGCGCCGCGGCCCTCGAGGCCGCCGACGCGGCCGCGATGTTCCTCGTCCGCGCACAGAATGCCATCACCGAGCTGCGCGAGGCCCTCGCGCGCCTCGATGACTACGGGCTCGCCGAGGCGGCCCATCTCGTGGGCCAGGCGGATTGCATCGACCGCCGGCTCGATCAGATCGGCGCCGTGCTCGACGCCATGCAGCGGCGGCTGGCGCCGGTGGAGTTCTGAGGAGGACCGATATGCGACAGATGCGACTCGAACGCGTCCGGCGGGGCTGGACGCAACATCACGTGGCCCAGGCGACCGGCATGGGCCAAAGCGACATCTCGCTCTATGAACGCGGGCTCGTCCGGCCGCGCGCGCGGCGCGCCGCGGCGTTGGAGGCGGCTTTCGGGCTGCCGATCCACGTCCTCTTGGCCGATGTGGACGAGGTGGAGCCTAGCCATGACCAGTGAGCCGTATCGGGGGATTCCGGGCCTCTACCGGAGCGACGCCGTCGGCGAGCTCATGCAGGCCCTGGCGGCGGCGCAGCCGAAGTTTGCGCCCATCATGAAGGAACGCACCGCCGAGGTCATCTCGCGGCGCACGGGTGGGCGCTACACCTACGCGTACGCGGACCTCGCGGACGTGTTGGACGCCGTGCGGCCCGCGCTGGCCGAGCACGGCATCGCCCTCATCCAGTGCCCGATCGAGGCGGAGGGCCAGGCCGGGGCATTCACGGTCATCGCCAAGGGCGAGCAGTGGGTCGGGGTGTCCATGCTCGTCCCCTATGATCCCACCCTCGGCGCGCAGGGCAAAGGGTCGGCCGTGACCTATGCCCGCCGCTACGGCCTGACCGCCCTCTTGGGCGTGGCCGCGCGAGGCGAGGACGACGACGCGGTGGCGGTCACGCCGGCCGTGCAGTCGGCCGAGCCGAAGCCGGAGCCGCCCACGCCTCCTCCTCCGCCAACGCCCACGCCGCCCACCTCGCCACGCCTCATTTCGGAGCCGCAGCGCAAGCGGCTCTACGCGATCGCGAAGGCGACCGGCTGGACGGACGAGGAGATCAGGGCGAAGCTGATCGCGCTGGGCTTCAGCTCCTCGCGCGAGATTCCGGTCTCGCGGTACGACGAGATCGTGCAGCTCTTCCAGTCGCCGGATGCCGCGGCGATTGAGCCCGCACCAGACGCTATCACGCCCTTCTAAGGAGGTGCTCATGCGGCGCGCCATCTGCCTGGATCTCGAAACGGCACCCCTGCCGGACGCCTCAGCCTGGCTGGATCCGGTCGAGCCGGCCAAGCACCTCCGCGACCCCGACAAGATTGCCGCCGATCTGGCCCGACGCGAGGCCGAACGGCGCGAGCGCCTCGCCCTCGACCCCTACACCTGCCGCATTGTCGCCATCGGGTGGGCCACCGAATCCGGGGAGACCACGGTGGCCCTCGCCCCAACCGTCGAGGACGAGGTGCGGCTTATTCGGCGCGTCGCCGAAGAGATCATCGCGCCCGGCACGCGCGTCCTCGGCTACAACCTCCTGCGCTTCGATCTGCCCGTGCTCTTGGCGCGGTCGCGCATCTTGGCCGTCGCGATGTCGATCTACGACCGCGTCGATCTCCGCCGGTACGGCAACGCGACGGTCGTGGATCTCTATGATCGGCTCACCTGTGCGGGCCAAGAGCCCACACCGGTGCTCTCGCGGTCGCTCGCCTCGATGGCGCGCCGCTTTGGGTGCCCGATTATCGCCGTCGGTGACGGCGCCGATATTCCGCGGCTCGTCGAGGCGGAGGCGTGGGAGGACGTGCGCGCCCACTGTCACGCGGACGTGCAACAGACGTGGTGGCTCGCGCAGCGCTTGGGCCTGCTGCGCCTCCCGGGAGACGGCGCATGACACGTCGCGTCACCCTGACCGTCGGATCGGAGACGTATACGGCGTATGTTCGCGTGGCGCCGGACACCCCGCGTGACCTCGCCTATTCCGCATGGCAGGAGCTGCTGGCCTGGCTCGATCGCGCGGGCGCGCCGGCGGTGCCGCCGCCAGCCCAGACGATCGCGCCGTCGCCCTCGTGGACGCTCGCCGCGCTGTGGGACACGTGGCGCCAGACGGCGGCGCGCCACGGCGCGCGGTTGCCGCTGCTGGCCTCGACGCGCGACCTCGAGCATCTCGACGTGCTCATCACGTCGTATCCCCAAGACCAACTCCGCGCCCTGATCGCGACGTGGTGGCAGATTCCGACCGCGCGCACCGGCGGTCGGAGTCTCGGCCTCTTCCGCGCACAACTCGGCGAGCTCTCGGCGCATCTCGCGCAGGGTGGCACGGCCTCGACGTTTCGTGCGCCCGAGCCGGCTCCGCGCGAGGAACGTGCGGCCATCGAGGCGGAGGCGCGCGCCTATCGGGAGCGCTTGCGCCGGGAAGGACGCCCATGATGGCCCCCCTCGACCGAGACCTCGAGCCACTCGTCGAGCACCTGCAGCAGATCTGGCTGCGCCTCGCCGTGGCCACGCCGCGCCCGCCGGATCGCGTGTTCACGGATCTGATTCGCGCGATCGAGATCCTTCGCGAGGTGCAGGTCGCGCTGGTCGCGGCTGAGCCGCACGCAGGGCTTGACAGGGCCGCCGGCTGATATCAGACTGGAGATCCGCATGCCCCTCTCCCTCGATGAGCGCATCGACGCCCTGACGGCGCTGCAGCGCTGCGCCGCCGCGCGGCGCGGCACCCGGCTGCCGCCGGATCGGGCTGAGGCGTTGGTCGAGCTCCTGGCCGATCTCGACTGGGTGGATCTCGCATCCGCGATCGAGACGTGTGCCCAGCGCGATCGCTTCTTCCCCGATCTCCCCTCGATTCGATCGGCGGCACTCGCACAGCAGGCCGCGCGGCGCCGCCGGATCCCCCCCGCCGTGGCCGCCGCCTTGGCCGAGGGCGAGATCGCCTGTCGGGACTGCGAGGACACCGGCTGGCGCCGATCCACGCGGCGCGCGCCGATCTACGGTGAGGAGGCCACCGTCGTCTGCGTCTCGCCCTGTCGCTGTCACCCGGCACATCCAGACCATCGACCCAACCCGATCTACGAAGCGCGGCGCCGCTACGTCCCTCGTGGCGGCGCGCGGGAGGCCCACGATGATCGTGCCTGAGACGTGGCTGCTTATTGCGATCGGAGGCTGTCTCGTGCTCGGCCTCGCTTGCGCCTGGGTGGCCGTGTGGATCGAGACGGCTCTGATCGGAGACCGCGAGACTGATGCGGCGCCACCCCGGCGCCGAGTCCGGCGCCACCGAGGCGTCGGACGCTGGGACCAGTCTCGCTGAGGAGCCGGTGGGGCTCCGGCACCGCGTGCCGTCTCTCATCGCCGGATCAGCCCGGCGCGCGGTGATCAGTCCTCGGCTGATCCGGACTCGGAGGTGGACGGCCGGATCGATCCGGGCGGAGGCCGCAGCCCGGTCACAGAGCGGCAACGCGCTGCGGCTCCGCCCCTTCTCTGACGCCGTGGAGGCTCATGATGCGCACGCCTGAGCATATCGACCACGAAGTCGTGTGGCCGCGTCTCGATCGGCGAGATGGCGGGGTGATTGGGGGCGCGCTCTTGGGACCGCACCCCTCCGTGTCCTGGTTGGCCCTCTGGATGGCTGACCATGAGGCGATGACGCGCACGTGGCGCGAGGAGCCCAGACGACCGCGGAGGTCCACACGATGACGCCGACGCCGTGGTGGGAGGACGAGATCTCGCGGCGCGCGATCCTCGAACGCGGGCTGCGCCGCCATGCGATCCGTCGCTGGCAGCAGACGCGCCGCACGTGGCCCTGGCGGCTGCGCCTCGCGGATTGTTGGTGGCGACTGCGGCATGGGCTCCGCGCCTTCGCGCGGCGCCTGATCCGATCCCGCGAGAGGGCCTCATGAGCCACGATCCGACACCGATCCCGCCCTCGTTTGTGCGGTGGCTGCGGCGGGAGCCGCAGCGCCGGATGTACACGAAATCCGAGGACGGCTGCATTCTGGCGGCGTGGGCGAATTGGTCATGCCCGCGCCACCAGTGGCGCGCGGTTGGGCATCGTGTGCTCATGTCATCCGGCTCGCCGTGGATGATTTACACGATCGACCATTGCAGCGGGATGCCCCCCACGCCGTGCCTCGTCTTGACCGAACGCCAGGCAGAGATAGCGCGACTGGTGAGCGCGCACGTGGGGATGCGGTACACGGCTGGTCGCGTGCTGGCGATCCTGCAGGCACTTCACGCCGACGTTGGGGCCTCTGTCCGACGAGGCTCTGGAGCTGAGTGAAATGGCCCGCCAGCGCTACGTGTGGTTGGCGTGGTGCCCGGTCTGTCGCCGGAGGCACCTGGTCACGTGGCTCCCATGTCCGAGCTGCGCTGGCCGAGGCGGGAGCGTGCCGCAGCCGGTCACGCCGCGCGTCCGGGAGGCGTGCGGCCGGGTGTACGAGTGCGACGGCTGCGACGCCTACCGCGAACACCTCGCGGTGTGAGCCCCCCATGCGTGATCCGCGCCTTCGCCCGGCGCCAGCGATCGCACGAGATGCTGATATGAGCCACGATCCGACACCGATCCCGCCCTCGACCACGTCGCCCTGGATTCTCGGCATCGACCCCGGCGCGAGCGGAGGCCTCGCCGTGATCGATGCGGACGGGATGGTCCTCCGACTCGAACCGATGCCGGACGACGAATTGGGGCTCGTCAGGCTCGTCGATGGGATCTATCGGGCGGCGGCCCTTGCGCATGTGCGTCTCATCGCGTATCTCGAACGCGTGCAGGCGCACAAGGGTTGGCACGCGTCGGGCGCGTTCGCCTTCGGTCGGTCCGTGGGGGCGTGCCTGGCGGCCCTTATGGCGTATGAACTCACGACGGAGCTGGTCGCGCCGGCGCGCTGGATGCGCGCCCTCGGGTGCTTGACCGGCGGCGACAAGCGCGTCACGCTTCGTCGCGCGCGGCAGTTATTCCCCGCGCAGCGCCTCACGCACGCCGTCGCCGACGCGCTCCTGATCGCCGAGTACGGCCGCCGCCAACGGACGATACAGCATCAGGCGGCGACCAGGAAGGACGATGCGCAAGACCCTGACGTTCACCCTGCCGGCTGAGCGCGAGGACGCCTACGCGGCCGAGTTCGGCCACGTCTGGCTGGCCGCGTTACGCGATCTCGACGAATGGCTGCGGCTGGAAGCGAAGAATGGGGCCGCGTGGGCGGATCAGGTCCGACGCCGGCTGCACGAGCTCGTCGAGCCGCTCGATCTGCACACGGTGCCGTAAGGACGAGGACGAGAAGGAGTCGAAGATGCCGACGAGACCGACGATCCTGACCACGGCGACGGGCGATTTCTGGTGGCCCCGGTGGTCGCCCGATGGGACGCGCCTGCTGGCCGGCAATACGTCGGTCCACGTATGGGATGGCAGCCAGTGGACGGAACCGCCACCGGCGAGTCCTGACGCGCAATGGCGCATGGCTCGGTGGTGGCACTACGGTCAGATCCTCGCGATCTCCGCGACGGCCTCTGGCGATCCCGTCAACGTGTATCTTCTCCCGGCGACGCCTGGCGGCGAGCCGCACGTGCTGGCGATGCCCGATGCGGACGCCCAGTGGGTCAACTGGGCCGAGGTGGTCGCCGATGCGCGCGACCGTCCGTGTTGGGTGGGCGTCCGCGCGCGTGATGGGGCGCTGTTCTGCCAGGGCGTCCGGCAGGATCAGCTTCCCGACCGTCATCATGGCCTTGTGGTCGGACACCCTTACACGCTGCTCACCACGACGGAGTCGGAGTGGCTCTTCTACCGCGTCGCGGCGACTGGTGTGGTCTACCCCACCTGGCGATACCGGCGGCCGCCGGGCTCGAACGAGTACGCGACGGACGGCTCCACGATCGTATTCGGCAACCTCGATCGTGTCTGGCGCGACACCTTCGACCGCATCCTGGATGTCACCGTGACGCCGTGGGGCCGCGAGCGGCTGCCGCTGCTGCGGTGGGATCTGTCGCTGCCCTGGGTGTGGACCG